CAATTGCAATCTATGATTCATCTTCTGATATCATGTCCAAAACAAAACCAGATGCAAACTACAAAGATAGATTACCAAATGGTAATTATATTGAGAAGACTGCATCTCACTTCGTTATAATAACGGGAGATAGTCCATCGACAGCATTGATATCTATGAAGTCTACTCAATTAAAAATTAGTAGAAAATGGAACTCAATGATGTCTGGAATAAAGATGAATGGTAAGAACGGAATGTTTACACCAGCATCTTTCAGCCACATTTACAAACTAAAGACTACCCAGATGTCTAATGATAAAGGCACATGGTTTGGTTGGGAAGTTAGTAAGAATGGCCCAGTAACTGATCAATCCTTATACGGTCAAGCCAAGTCGTTTAGTGAAAACATTTCAAGAGGAAATGTAAAAGCTAAACATGGTGACGACAAACCAAAGGATAGTAGCATTATATAATTCTCGTAGAGAATAGTGCACAGGTGGGCCAGAAGCGAGAGTGGACGGCCCACTGAACAGTTATGAATAGATATATAGAATTTTTTAATGGCTATAGACATGCGTATGGTGTTGCTGACTTTGAACATCCAGATGCATACATAGACTCAGAGACAGGTAAAAAGAAACCCGTCTACAGATGGAACTTCGAAGAACTTACAGACGAAGTTTACGAATCTCACATATCAGGTAAATTATCAATTGGTATACAACCTTGCACAGAAAACTCAGAAGTTAAGTTTGGTGTAATAGATATTGATCCAAAAGACTACGACGACTTTAATAAAAAAGATTACATAGATATAATACAACAATACAATTTACCTTTACTACCAGTGCAATCTAAGAGTGGTGGTCTACATTTATTTTTATTTATGAATACATTTACAGATTCTAAAACTGTAAAATCTTTTCTTACAAATTTATTATCTTTGTTTGGACTCAAACAAGACACAGAAATATTTCCAAAACAAACACAGCTATCAAAAGATAGTGAGACTGGACAGCTAAGACCAGGACAATTTATTAATCTACCTTACTACGGTGATGAGCGGAAGGCTCTGAACATAGACGGCACAACGTTTACGTTGGATCAGTTTATGAAAGTCATAAGTTCCAACCTGGTAACAAAAGAAAGACTGAAAGAAATAACAGAAGAGATAGAAAACAAAAGCATGGAAGGAGTCGACGAAGAATTTACAGAGGGACCACCGTGTCTAGCAGCAATATCAAAGATAGCAAGTCAAGATAGTTTTGATGGTAAAGATAGGTTTATGTACAATTATCATGTCATGGTTAAGATGAAGTATCCAGATAACTGGCAACAAAAAGTTATGAATGCGCCGGTAAAATACTTTGCAGGTGTACATGCAAATGCGTGGGATCAAAA